CAATGAGTCAAATTTATCGTAAAGATGATGTTGTTGATATCATGGGTGATGCTGGAGAAGAATATTTTAAGAAGTATACAAAGAATGAATTAATTCTGCAACTTGGCAAGGGATCTGGAAAAGACTTTGTATCTACAGTAGCATGTGCCTATGTAGTATATAAGATGCTATGCTTAAAAGATCCAGCAATTTATTATGGTAAGCCTGCTGGAGATGCTATTGATATCATTAACGTCGCAGTTAACGCTCAACAGGCTAAGAACGTTTTCTTTAAAGGATTTAAGTCTAAGATTGAAAGATCTCCTTGGTTTGCGGGAAAGTATAATCCAAAGGCAGACTCAATTGAGTTTGATAAATCTATTACAGTATATTCTGGTCACTCAGAACGTGAATCACACGAAGGTTTAAACTTATTCATGGCAGTACTTGATGAAATTTCTGGATTTGCTTCTGAGGTTGCAACAGGAAATGAACAAGGTAAGACTGCTGATAATATTTATAAAGCTTTTCGTGGTACTGTAGACTCTCGTTTTCCTGATCTTGGTAAGGTGGTTCTTCTATCGTTCCCCCGCTATCCAGGAGACTTTATTTCTCAACGGTATGACTCAGTAATTGCTGATAAAGAAGTGATAGAAAAAACACATAAGTTTATTATTAACGAAGACTTGCCACACGACAATCCAGATAATACATTTGAAATTTCGTGGGAAGAAGATCATATCTTGTCATATAAAATACCAAAGATATTTGCATTAAAAAGACCTACATGGGATGTAAACCCTACCCGTCAGATTGATGATTTTAAGATTGCTTTCCTTACAGATTTAGGAGATGCTATGATGCGTTTCCTTTGTACCCCAACATATTCATCTGATGCTTTCTTTAAACAAAAAGATAAGTTACAAAAATGTATGAATGTTAGAAACCCTATTGATAATTTTAAAAGGTTTGATGAATCTTTTACTCCAGATCCAGATACTATTTATTACATCCATGCTGACCTTGCACAAAAGCATGACAAGTGTGCTGTTGCTATTGCTCACGTTGATCGCTGGGTTAATATTAAAGTAATTAAAGATTATGAACAGGTAGTTCCAGTTGTAGTTGTTGATGCCGTTGCTTGGTGGGAACCAAGAACTGAAGGCCCAGTAAACTTATCTGAGGTTAAACAGTGGATTATTAATCTTCGTAGAGAAGGTTTTAATCTAGGAATGGTTTCATTTGACCGCTGGCAATCATTTGACATTCAAAATGAACTACAATCTGTAGGGGTAAGAACAGAAACAGTGTCTGTTGCCAAAAAACACTATGAAGATTTAGCTATGATGGTTTATGAGGAAAGAGTAGCCATGCCTATGATTCCTTTATTATTAGAAGAACTATCAGAGTTAAAAATTATGAAGGGTAATCGTGTAGATCACCCCCGTAAAAAATCTAAGGACTTAGCGGATGCTGTTTGTGGGGCAGTATTCGGAGCCATCTCTCATACACCTAAAAACCTTAATGTTGAGGTTGAGGTCCATACGTGGGCAAACTCAGCCAAATTTGCAAAGAAGGACAAGGGTATGATAGAATTAGATTCAAAGGAAATGACTGACGAAATCAGTGATTTCTTAGGTAAATTTAATTTACTATAAGCTTCTGATTAAATGATCAGATAAAAACTAACAAGGAGAAAGATGAATTCATTCAAGAAAATCGCTATTGTCATTGCTGCAGCTTTGACTAGCACATTACTACCAACCGCTGCTATTGCAGCAGCTCCAGCAGGTGTTACATCAACGCTTACTGCTTCTGCTTCTGCAGTACAAATTGGTGAAACAGTCTCAACGACAATTACAACATCGGGAATCTATGCGGTAGGAGATACAACAACTACAACTGTTGCTATTACTTCATGGCCTGTAGGTGCGACAAACGCATCTTTAGCAGGTATGATTAGTCCAACTCTTACAGCAATTGATACCGCAACAGCAGATGTAGTTACAACTTCAAATGGTCAAGTTGTGCAAACAACTCCTGGCGTAATTGGTCTAGTTGGATCTTCATCAGCATTAGTATCAGGTCGCACAAAGATCTCAGTTACACCTTCATCAGCTAATACAGCTGGTACATATGTTTACACAATTACAACAGTTTCAAATGCTAGCCCTGTTACAACTCTAAGTACACTTACTTGGACAGTTACAGTTGCAGCATCTGGACTAAAGGCTTCAACAGTATTTATTGGCACAACAATTGGTACAGCACCTACATCAGATTCAACTACTCTTTCAAAAGTATTGACAACTGATGGTGTGGCAGAAGCAACTGCTGTTGCTCAAATTTCAGTAAAGCAATGGCAAGATGTTGCAGGAACAATTGCAATGAACTCAAGTTATACAAAGTCAGTAGAGGTTTCTATTACTGGTGCAGGAGCCGTTGGTTCAACTAACTCAACCTCACCATTGCGTGGTGCTTTTGTATCAACTCCTGCTGCTATTGCGGGTGTAACAACTTCACCAGCATCTCAGGACTACTGGGTATATGCTGATGGTCGTACAGGTAAGGCAACAATCAATGTTAAAATTGATGGGGTTGTAGTTTCTACCAAGTACTTTACATTTACAGGAAAGCTTGCTACATTGGCAACAACAGCATCAAAGAAGAATGTAGGTATTGGCGAATCGCTAACACTTACAACAACTGGTGCGGATGTAAATGCAAATGCAACAGCAACTCCAGTGGTTACAGCAGTTTCATCTGATGCGACAATTGCAACAGTTACATCTAACGGCACTACAGTTACTGGCGTAAAAGCTGGCACAGCAACAATCACACTAACAAGTGGAACAGTTACATTGGCAGTGCCAGTGACAGTTCTTCCTTTAACTGCACCTGTATTGTCATGGAAGTTTGACAAAGATTCTTATGAATCAGGCGAGAAGATGACACTAATAATTACAGCAGCAGGTATTGCTGATGGTGCTCGTGCAGTGTTTGTTGCTGCACCAGTAGGTAATTTTAACGTTGCTACAGGTTCAGACACTCTAGTTGCTTCACCAGTGTTTGCTGCTGGCGTTGCTACTTACACACTTTACGCACCAGCTACACCAGGTAAGTTCACACTTACTGCAACAGTTGGCGCAGCAGTTGATACTGAAGCGGTAATCATTACTGCTGGTGGTACACGTACAACTGTATCTCTTTCAACAACAGTTACTAACCCAGCCTTAACTGCTGCTAACGAAGCAACAGATGCTGCTAAGGAAGCAATTGCAGCAAGCAACAATGCAAAGGATGCTGCTGATCAAGCAATTGAGGCAGCAGATGCTGCAACAATCGCTGCTCAGGATGCTGCTGCTGCTGCTGAAAAAGCAGGAGAAATGGCTGTAGAAGCTGCTGAAGCTGCTGGTGCAATTGCACAAGACGCTCTAGATGCAGCTAATGCTGCAACTGATGCTGCTCTATCAGCTGCTGAGGCTGCAGATGCTGCTACAGCTGCTGCAACAGAAGCTAAAGAATCTGCAGATGCTGCTACAGCAGCAGTTGCTGCTCTTTCAGCTGAAGTAGCTAAGTTAATGGCTGCTTTGACTGCAAAGGTAACAACCTTGAGCACACTAGTTGCCAAGATTGCAAAGAAGGTTAAGGCTTAATTAGTTAAGAAGTAATAAGTTAGAGGGTTGGCTAAGTGCCAGCCCTCTTTCTTTTGCAATAAAATGATATAATAGCCTTATTAATCATTACGATTAGGAGGGCATTATTAAAAAACTATTAAGAATTCTAATGGTTACATCATTAGTCCTAGCCCCCTTACTTTTAATAATGGAAAAAGCTCATGCAGCAGAAGGTTTAACTGCTGAAGTACATAATGTACTTGGTCAGAATGGTTCCCCCTACATACCACAAGGAGATACCGCAACAGCAACAACAAATGTACCTAACATTGACTTTCAGTGGGGTAGTGGAAGTGTCCTTGGTGGTCCTTCAGAAGACGTTATTGTAAGATTTACTGGGTCTATTCTTAGTAATACTACCCAAAATATTTCATTTTTAGCAGAAGCAGACGACGGAACCAGACTTTATCTTGATGGTAATTTAATAACAGATGACTGGGTTGATAAGGGTGGTGGTGGAACTATTAGTGCCCCAGTATCTTTTACAGCAGGAGTACCTAAAACTATAGAGTTAATGTACTACGAAAATGGTGGTGGAGCTTGGGTTAGCCTTGCCTGGGATCAGTCTGGCTCAATGCAAATTATTCCCCCATCAGCTTTTACCTCACAAGCAGCCCCAGTAGTTAAAACAATAGGGCCACCAAGAAATTTAACAGTAGTAGATGGGTCAACTTCAACAGTTCTAGACTGGGATGCACCAGAGACTGGCAACACTCAGCCAGAAAGGTATGCAATAAGTTTTAATTGTTCTGGGTGTAACGGATGGGGAATTGCAACTGGAAATGTTGGTGGACCTAATTCTTTAAACACAACAATAACAATTGATCACTCACTACTTGAAAGTTTAATGCCAAGCGGAACTGTTTGGTCATTTCATATTAGATCAGATAATGATACATTAGCCCTATACTCTGTAAACTCAAATGTTGTTACACTTAAAATTGGAAAGACTGCAGAAGAAATTGCTGCAGAACAGGCAGCAGCTCAAGCAACTGCCGCAGCCGAAGCCGCCATTGCCGCAGCTACTGCAGAAGTAGCACGACTAGCTGAGGTAGCAAGATTAGCAGAAGTAGCAAGACTAGCTGAAGTAGAAAGACTTGCTGAGGTTGCAAGACTAGCAGAAGTTGCCAGAATAGCAGAAGAAGCAAGATTGGCTGAAGTAGCAAGACTTCAAGCAGAGGCTGCTCAAGTATTGGCTGCACAGCAAGAAGCTGCAAGAATAGCAGCCATTACTGCAGAAGTAGCAAGACTTGCAGAAGTTGCTAGACTTGCAGAAGTTGCTAGGTTAGCAGAGATAGAAAGGCTTGCAGAGATTGCTAGGTTAGCAGAAGCAGCAAGATTGGTAGAGGTGGCAAGGCTTGCAGAGGTAGCAAGATTAGAAGAAGCTGCCAGACTAGCAGAAGCAGAAAGACTTGAGGCTGAAAGAATTGCAGCAGAGATTGAGGCTGCTCGTATAGCAGCAGAGGCTGAAGCTGCAAGGATAGCAGAAGAGGTTGAGGCTGCTAGAATCGCAGCAGAAGAAGCAGCCCAAGCAGAGGCTGACAGAATTGCAGCGGAAGAAGCAGCAGCAGAAGAAGAAAGAGTTAAAGCGGAAGCAGAAGCAAAAGCAGAGGCTGATCGCATAGAAGCAGAAATTGAAGCAGCAAGAATTCAAGCAGAGATAGAAGCCCAAGCAGAAGCAGATCGTATTGCAGAAGAAGTTAAAGCAGCAGAAGAAAAAGCAAAAGCGGAAGCAATAAGACAAGCAGAAGAAGAAAGACTTGCTGCAGAAGCTGCTGCAAAGGCTGAAGAGGAAAGAATAGCTGCTGAGGAAAAAGCAAGGCTTGCAGAAGAAGCCAGAGCCAAAGCAGAAGCAGATGCTAAAGCAGTAGAAGAAGCCAAACAAGAGGCAGCAGCCAAAGCTAAAGAAGAGGCACGTTTAGAAGCAGAAAGAGTTGCTGCAGAAAAAGCAAAGAATGAAACAACTAAAGAAGAAGTTAAAGAAGCAGTAGCAGCAGTAATTACTGGTAATACTATTACTCAGGCACAAGCTAATGAAGTTGTTAATACTTTAATGGCTGATGGAAATGTTAGTAAGGCTGAGATTGCTAATCTTGTAGAAGTATTGACTGCAGATGGCGGTAAGTTAAATGAATCAGAAAAATCTTTAGTAGCAGATGCATTAGTTGCTTCAGCAGATGGAGAAGCTTTAAGTTCTGAGCAAATTAAGGATTCTGGAATTGAATATAAAGATCTTCCAGCAGAAACACCAGTTGATGTTAGAACAGATGAGCAAGGAAACGCAGTTGTTATTACTGCAGAAGTAGCAGCACAGGTTGAATTATTACAAGATCCAGCAGCATTACTTCAAGAAGCATTCTCAGATCCTGGAGCAGCTTTAGCAGCACTTGGAAGTATTGGTGCTGATATGTCAAAAGAAGAAAGAGAAGAAGCAACAGATATGGTTGTTGCAACAGTCGTGGCAGCAGGAGCAGCTATTAATGCAGCAGCTGTAGCTGCGGGTGGAGCAACGGG